GATTGTATTGTCACCCAGCTGATCAGGTAATTTCTCCGCACCTCTACGGTATTCGAATCCTTACTGATTGCATCTAAGTGCTCCCGGATTCTTTCCAGTTCTTTCCGGAATTCATGATCATCCATCAGTCTTGGTATCTCTTGCAATGTCCTCACCTCCTTCACCTGATTGCATAAAAGTTGATCACACACGCTCCTAATACCGTGATCAGTATCAGCTCTATCGCAATAGTTAATCTCCAACGCCACAGTCTTAAATTTTCGCATTCATCTTCCAGACGCTTGATCTCAAGCTTTTTAATCAGTGGTGTTTCTGGTTTTAAGTTCATACTGCTTGTCCGCTCCTTTCTACCGCCTAAGCGGTTTTCTCGATTGTATAGGTAATTTCCACCTTTTCCTGCTCTTCCAATAGAGATATCAACACCTTAATGATTTTTTCCATATCTGGTTTATTTGACATATATACATCACCTCTTTATAGGTTATGTGGAATGGTTTGTACTTGTTGCATTCCGATTTCTAACATGAATCGCACAATCATTTATTCCGACTATTTCGTTTCATAATATCCACCTCTCTTTTATTGCATCTTTCTTCAATCTCTCCTATACTCTAAATACAAGCACTGCCACGCTGAGTATTTATGAAAGGAGATACATTGTATGGATCCTAATTGGCACGCCCAACTAATGGTTGACGAAATCAACAAACAAAGTGAACGTGATGCCCTTTTAAAGGAAACCCACGATACTCTTTTGCAAATGCAAGAAGCATCTGAAAAGGAATCTGCTATAAATTCAAAGCGATTTATAATTCAGACAGTTCTTTCTGTAGCATCTCTAATTGTTGCTGCAATTGCTGCTGTTGCCTCCATAATTTCTTTGTTGTAAGAACTATAGATATTTGATCGATAGCCGTTAACACTGCGGCTATTGATACTAATAAAACGGATACGCTTTCAACCACTTTATTCCCTCCCTTCTTCTGAACCTGTTTCATCTGTTGCTGAAATCAATTCATCTACAGCCACATCGAAATATCCAGCCAAAATTTTAAGCTTTGCTATCTTCGGTTTACTCCTTCCTGATTTCCAATCAGAAAAAGTAGACTTCGGAATCCCTGTATCTTTTGCTACCCTATAGTCAGATACACCTTTTTGATTTCGAAGTTCTACATATCTTTCATACATAAAAATAATCACCTCATTTCCGAACTTTCTATTGATTTTAGTTCGGAAATCAGATACAATATATTTACCAGATACATTGACAAATGAATTAAAACTTAATTCTGTTTTGATTTCCGAACTTTGTAGCTTTATTATAGTGCGGATTTCAGAACTTGTCAATAACTTTTTGTACTGATTTCAGAATTTATTATTTAGAGGTGTATTATGTATGAAATTTATTGCAAGTTAAGAGATTCCAAAGGGATGAAAGATTCTGACGTGGCAAAGGCTACTGGAATCACAAAATCCACTTTTTCAGACTGGAAAAATGGTAGAAGCAATCCTAAAGATGCTAAATTACAGAAGATAGCTGATTTATTTGGTGTAACTGCCGAATATATTCGCACTGGAAAAAATACCAACGAATACTACACAAACAACGAAACTGCACAGGTAGCACAAGAAATATTTGAAAACAAAGAACTGAAAGCGCTGTTCGATGTCCAGAAAGATATGGATCCGGACGACTTAAAAGCTCTGCATAGCATGGCTCTCGCGCTTAAACGAAAGGAACGTGGTGATATTGACGACACCGGATGTTAATGTTGTTCTTATGGACTTTCCTAGTAAAAAAGGAAATGAAATGGTTGTTCCGAACGAAGACGGAAGCTACACGATACTGATCAATGCCGGATTGAATTATGAATCTCAACTTAAGGCATATGAGCATGCCATGAGTCATATAACAAATGATGACTTTTTAAAAGGTAATGTACAAGAAATTGAATACTATGCTCATCATCCACACAAAGATCCAGAACCGACTCAAATCTATCTTGATCGCATCAAGCAATTGCAAGCGGAACGAAGACGATTAAAGAAGCGGATTGCTCGTGATCAGAAACGTGTTGAATTTATTCAAGAACATTGCGATATGTTCCACCGAGCTGAACACCACTATCTATATGGTGATGATTTATAAAATATGAAAGAGAGGAAAATGTATGGAGTTCAATGATGTAATTAAACAATTTTCAGAAAGGATACTGTCTTTAAAAGACACCATCACTACAGAAGAATCCACAAAAATGTCTCTTGTAGTGCCTTTATTTCAACTTCTTGGGTATGATGTTTTCAATCCAAATGAATTTTGCCCAGAGTATATTACTGATGTAGGAATTAAAAAAGGCGAAAAGGTTGATTATGCAATCCTTGAAAATGGACAGCCGAATATTTTAGTCGAATGCAAAAGTTGCTCAGAGCAACTCGACAAACATTCATCTCAACTTTTTAGATATTTCGGGACATCTCCTGCTAAATTTGGCATTCTTACAAATGGCATAATATATCGTTTTTATACAGATTTAGAAGAATCAAACAAAATGGATCTTGTGCCATTTCTAGAAATAGACATGGCAAATTTAAAAGATTCTTCCATCAATGAATTAAAAAAATTTTGTAAAGACAATTTTGATAAGGACAAAATATTTAGTACTGCCGAAGAGCTTAAATATAGCAGTCAAATAAAAAACATCTTAACAAAACAGTTTGAATCTCCGACAGAAGACTTTGTTCGATTTATTTTAGCGGATATATACGATGGTCAAAAGAATCAGAGAATAATTGAAAAATTTACGCCTGTGGTAAAACGAGCTTTCTCTTCTTTTGTAAATGAAATAGTAAATAGTAAAATTTCTTCTGCATTAGCTGACGATTATGATAAAGATGAAGAATCAGAGCCCGAAATCAAAGAACCCGCATCAAAGATTGTTACAACGGAAGATGAAATTGAAAGTTTCTACATTATTCGCGGACTTCTTGCTGGTATCGTACCCGTTGAAGATATAGTTCACCGTGATACCGAAAGTTATTTTGGAATTCTATATAAAGACAATAATAGAAAACCGATTTGTCGCCTCAATCTTGATGCAAGAAATAAACAGCTTCTCATCCCGGATGCTAATAAAAAATTCGAGCGTATTTATATCGACTCTTTAAACGATTTGTACAAATACAAAAACCGTTTAATAGAAGTTGTAAAGAGATATATGTAATTCATCCAGTATCTCTAACCATAAATACACTGCCCTCTTGATACGAAAGTATTTATATGGCGGAGATATCTGATTGAATAAATAAACTCTGGAAAAGCAAGAAATGAAACATTTTGAAACAAATAAAACGAAAGGAAAAAATATGAAAAAGAAACTCGTAGCTGTATTACTTGCAAGCACAATGGCATTATCACTTTCAGCTTGTGGTGGATCTGATTCTTCCAATAATTCATCCAAATCTGAAACAACTCAGGAAAATCCAACAGAAAAGGAAGAAAAAGCCAAAGCTCCGGTTGACCTGAGCGGGAAATGGAAATCTGAAGATAATGATGGTTCCTGGATGGAGGCTGAAATTACCGAAGATACTATTTCTGTAAATTGGATTTCAGACAACGGTGATACATCCTCTGTTTACTGGGTTGGAACATATGAAGCTCCAACAGAATATACCGAAGAATACATGTGGACATCTACTCGAGATCAGGAAGCAACAGACGGTGCAATGCTTGCATCTACAGACGATACAAAAGAATTTACTTACTCTGATGCAGATCACCAGCTTACTTATCAAGTATCCGCAGCTGGAACAACTACAAAAATGAAATTAACAAAAGAATAATAAAAATTCCCCGGTGCCTATCAAACACCAGGGAAAATCCCGAGTAATATATACGGCGAAGGATTCGCTCGATACAGTACTCTCCTCACAAAGATTATTGTATCACAAAAATCCGGCACCGTATAGGTGTTATTTTTGTACCCATTTTTGCGTAACATTAAAGATGAAAAGGTGATATGATATGACGACTAAAATTGAACGCTGCGCCATCTATATCCGTGTGTCTACTACCGAACAAATGATGCACGGTAAATCATTGGAAGCACAAAAAGAATATCTTACCAATTATGCCAAGGAACACAATATGGCTGTCGTTGGCGTATATGCTGATGAGGGAAAAACCGCACGTAAAGAGTTGAAAAAGCGTAAGGCTATACATTCTCTACTGCAAGACGTAGAAGCTGGGAAAATCGATGTTATTATCTTCTGGCGTATCGATAGATGGTTCCGTAATCTATCTGATTTCTATAAGGTGCAGGATATTCTTGACAACCACAACGTCCGCTGGATCAGTACCAGTGAACCAGGCATCAACATGGAAACCAGAGACGGAAGACTGCAGCTTAATGTAGTTCTGTCCATTGGTCAGAACGAAGTCGATACGACCAGTGAACGTATCAAATTTGTGAATGAAGCATCCATCAGAAGCGGTAAATTAATTTTCGGCGATGTAAATATGGGATATGGCTATAAGTCAGGTATCGTTGATGGACAAAAGCGAATGATAAAGGATCCTGATCGAGAACATGTCGTGGATGCATTTTATAAATATTTCTTCAAGCATCAAAATAAGTGCGCTACGCTCAGATACATACAAGAAACCTATGATCCTGATTTCAGTTTTGGGATCATGCGAACACTTCTTTCCAGTGAATTTTACAAAGGTACATACAGAGGATTCCCTTACTGCCCTGCATATCTTACCGAAGATGAGTGGAACAAATTACAGAAGATACAAAAACGAAATGTTAAAGCTACACCCTCCGGCCGCATCTATCTGTTTGCAGGAATGATTCGATGTCCCGTGTGCGGTCAATTGCTATGCGGTACCGGGTGTTCATCCATCATCAACAGGAAAACCGGTGCTAAAAGAACTTACTGCTATTACCGATGCAACAGAGCTATGATCGATCGCATATGTTCTTACAGGCATAGATTGAGCCAGAACCTTGTTGAAAATTATTTGCTTGATAACTTAGAGAATGAATACAAGAATTATAAAGTAAAGTGCGAGAAAATCGAAAAAGAGAAAGAGAAGCAAAAGAAAAAGCAATCTCCTGAGAAATTAAGAAAGGAATTGGACCGTCTTAATTTTCTATTCCAGAAGGGACGAATTGAATGGGATTATTACAACGAAGAGTACAGTCGCGTCGAAAGCGAATTAAATGATCTGCAGAACTCTCTTCCAGAACCAGCTCCAAACTACAGCTATCTTGAAGAACTATTGAATACAGATTTCCGGACCATGTATGATCAATTATCACAAGAAAACCGCAGAGCTTTCTGGCGGTCTATCATTCAGGAGATTCATGTGAATGAAGACCATGCCATAACCTCCGTCGATTTTCTGTGATGCGTCTTGTACTAACTATACTGTTCCATTTGGAGTTAGCTAGTTAGTACAAGACGATTTTGATTATCTTA